TAGCTTGATTAATACCTTTGGTTCTCTTAGAATTTCGTCTCTGCATATCCTGTGTGCTTTGACCCGACTTTGCTTGTCTCTTAATATCATCGTCGTTGAAGTCACGATCCATCTTAGCATTTTTGGTGTAACGCTTTGCTAGATCGCTTGATATTTCACTGACTGCTGATTCTTTTTTCTTTTTCTTTAACTTATGAGCACGATTGATAAATGCTGCTAGACTTTCACCTGGCTTGCGGTTGATACCGTGACGTTCTTTTTGAGCTTTGATTTCAATGTTTCTTCTCGATCGTATTGCGTCAGCCTTGCCTTGCGAATCATCATCTGATTCACGTTGATATGACTCTCCAGTAGATGATTTGGCCATTGCAATCAGTTCTTTGAATCTGTCTACATTGAATTCAGGATACTTGTTGCCTTCTTGATTTCTGTCTTCTGTGTATTCAATCATATGATTTAGTACATCTTTCATGGTCTTAGGACCAAAACTTGTGCCTAGTCTTGATAAAACTGTACCAAGCTCTGCCATTTGATTGTAATCGCGGTCATCCATTTGATCGCCGGAATTTATTTTCTTTCTGATCATCTGTGCAATTTTTGTTGCTCGTCTAGCAGTATCGCTTATCTCGTGATTTGGCGCTTGATATTCTGCAAGGGCTGCTGCAAGACGTGCTTTCATTTCTACTGCTATCGGATTATCGCCTTTGGCTGCTGGCTTGTACATTTTCTTTTTGCCATTGATGCCGCCCGAGATGTCTGACATTTGATCCTGATCTGCATATCTTTCATCTGGCTCCGTACTTGCGTCGTAGTCTGGCTGTGCTGCACTTTCTTTACCAATAGCAGCTACTTTATTGTTTACTGCATTTTGTGCTGCACTTCCTGCAATGCCGCCGCCGATGACGCCTGCTGGTCCTCCAACTGCACCTCCTGCAATTGCGCCGCCTAGTCCACCTAAAAACCCTGCATTCAAGTCGTCGTCGCCCTCTACATCGTCACGTCCTGGAATGTCTGGATCGTCTTGAAATGCACTGCTTACTGGTGATAGTAAATCGGCACCTTTTTCAATGCCGTTCAGTGTTTTTAACATTGTTGCAATATCACTAGGATCGCCTGAAATGTTTATATTCATGGGCATTTTTGCCGGTGACGACATCGACGGCTCCATTTCGCTCATGCCGCATTCGGCAATTGCACTTTCGTTTAGTTTCTTCTTTTCAATGTTGTCTAAACTTTGTAATATTTTTAGCATATTGCTCATAATCAACTCCCCATTGCACTTCTGGTGTTCAGCGGTTCTTCTTTTGTAGCTTCTGCTTTAAAACCGTCGTTGTTTTCTCCACGCTCTTTGCGTGCAGATTCTAATTCTTTTAATAGTTCCATGACTCTGTTATTACCAACATCTGCTTGCGCACTAACTCCGCCCATATCTTCTTTGGTCAGCATAACTTCGTAAGTATCACTGCCTTCGTCTGGATCGTTGTTGTGTTCGGGTATTTTTGCATTTGGATTGCGAACAATAATATTTGCTTCATCTAGTGTGCATACATTACTTAAATACTCTCGAAGTATTGCCTCTGTTGTTGGATATGTTATTTCAACGTCCCAATATGTAACTTCTGTGTTTTCTAATTGAGGAAAGTCATGTGGACGCTTTTGTATTGGAGTTTTTTTACCTGCGCTCAATGAAGCAACACTGTATTTTTCTAATGCAGTGCGTAGACGCTCATTGAATCCATCTGGAATATCTCCAGCTACTCCAATTTTAAACGGATAGGTTTTTTTTGACTCTATGAGATATTCTTTTAAACTTTTCATTATTGCTGGATCCTATTATGTATTATTTATCTTTATCGAGTCCTTTGAGTCTTTCTAGCAGACTATTTCTATCTGTGACCACATAGCCTGCACCTTCAGTAAACCCAGTATCTACTCCAATTGAATCATTGTCTAGTTTTTGTTTTTTAAGTTGAAGATCTACCATTTTTATTTTTTTGTCTAGTTTTGCCACTTTAGCATCTAGGTTTGTACGCAACATATTGCCCGCAACTTCAAATATTCTACCAGAATAGCGTGCTTCGACATTCATACCAAGATCCATTAAATCTTCGTATGCTGCCATTGCTTTATCTGCAACTTCATTTAATTCTTTGTCTGCCATTTCGCCTAGTCCGCTAACATGCGGAAGTGCGCTGGCAATTTTATCAAACTCTGCGATGTCTCTCATGGTATGCTGTTGTTCAGCAACAACACTTTCATCAACAGTTTTTTCTTTTTTCTGTTGTTCTTTGACAAACTCTTTGGAGTCTGGTAAATTTAATAAATCTTCTAGCTTTTTAGTCATAATAGTATCCTATAATATACTACTATTATTTATCGTTTACTGCCATGAAAAATATCATTTTCTGTAACAACTCTAAAAGTAATACCTTGTTGTTTGCAATAAGTTCTTGCTGCTTCCCATTTTGCAGCATTTAATATAGAATGTGCTTGGTTTCTTGAATTACGTTTTGCTTCACTCATACTGGTTTGATTTTGAGGTTTAACTTCGATTATTTCTACGTGTTCTTTTCCGTTTGCATCAATGTATGCCATAAAAAAATCAGGAACATATATTGTAAACTTGCCTGTGAATGGATTTCTATATGGTATTTTAATTGCTTCGCTGGCCCATTTTGTAACGCTAGGATGTTCATCACAAAACTTCATAAAAGCAAATTCCCAACTGCTCCGATATGTAGGCGTTCTACCACCTACATATTTGTCAGGGTTTTTTGGAGTAAATTTACCTTGTGCATACTTTGCCATTAGTATATAATGTTTCTTGACTCTATGACGTTTTGTTGCTGTTCTGATCTATAACCTAATTTGCTAATTTTGCTTCTGTTGTTGTTTAGAATTGCAGTAACAATACTGTTTAATTTTACGCCATCAAATTTTTGTAATTTATCTAGTAATTCTAACACATTAACATTATCAATTTTTGATTGTTCAAGTAAAACACTTGCAACACTAATTGCAGCATTTTTGTCAAATCCTCTATTTTCAAAAAACCCAACAACTGCATCAACTCTATTACTTGGGTACGAAATTGTTTTTGTAAAAAATCTATCAAAAAGATCTCTAGTAAATTGTTGGCTATCTGTAGTTTCTTGTATAGTGTTGACGCTAGACATTGAGAATTCCTTTTAAACGTTTGATTGTGTTGCTTCGGTAGTTGCACTACTCGGAAGTGATCCTACAAAAGTTGTACTTCCGACTGAATTTTCTACAACTGTACCGGTTTGAGAAAGTCCAGATTCGACCTCTTTTAAATTGGGTATCTGTAATTGTCTACGTGTTAATGATGGTTTATAATTTCCAGATTTTAATTCTCTAATGGTATTATCAGAACCGGCCAACGTAGACAATATATTATCTGTAATAGATTGATCTGCTGCTAGCGGACTCGGCGCATTATCATAATGCCATTCTGCAAAGTTTGCAGGTGCACTACCAACTTTTGTATATCCTCTATTATATTGTACACTTTCGTAAGAAATAGTCATTGAGTTTTCACTAAATGCATTGCCTTCTGATTCCATTGAGTCATGTTGGAAATTATCTATATAAGGATTAATCAGTGTAAAACTAGTATACGTACTTCTACCGTTTTGTGGCGATAATTGGTAAACTGCAATACTTGTAAAAAAACTTGTTAGCTTATTTGGTCTATCTAAGCCATAACGATATCCCTGTGAATCGCTCGAAGTTAATGCATTATTAATTCCGTTTGGACCACGAGCATAAGCATCAACGGATATGGCAGGAGTTCCGTCTGGATTTTTCTCTACATAATTACTATCGGTATAATAATATCTAAAATATGATTCCCACAACAAGCTAGTTAATCCAGCATTATCATCATGAAATCTCATTGTAATAGGTTGATATTGAATTCCTGTTTGAATAATCTTTTTTCTATTGTATTGATTAACAGTTTCGGTTTGTGCATTGTACTTAGGTAACTCAACTTGTTTACACAATAAATTTACTTCAGGAATGTATAATTGTTCTCTTAACGGACTACGTTCTCTAACAAAAGGATTTATATGCAATACCACATGGTATAGATGCTTAAACTTAGGTGCTAAACGAAAATTATTTGCTCTGTACAATCTCGAAGCGTGTTGATAATCGCCAAGATCTCCTTTGAGAGTTCCGTATTGTTTAAAGTTATCATAAAATCCAGTTAAGTAGCTCATAATAATATTTATCTAAATCATAATGTGCATAGTTAATAAAAAAGGGGAGCATTAAACTCCCCTTAATATTGGCAATCTTTCTTTAGCTATTAGCCAGCGCCAGTAACCGAGGTTCCTGTTGAACGACCAACTGGTGTACCTACACCAGTGTCAAGCTGTATTGCATTGTCATATTGTATAGTTAATGCAACACTAACCGGTTCGTTGTTTGCATATGCAAGTGTGCCGTAGTTTGCTTCTGTAATAAAGCAACCATAACATTCCCATGTTTCCAGAACATTTGGTGTTAATGCACCATTGCCGCCGTCTAGAATTTCAATTCTAGTTAGATACTTATAATCTGATCCGGATGCAGCACTTGCTTGCTCCATAAAATCAAATTGTTTCTGAAGTTGTTCACCAACAAGTTTTTGCACGTTGTTGTTAACATCTTCTCTTAAATTGAGTGTAAGCGGGTTCCAGGTGTGTTTACCAGCTAAGTATACTTTTGAGTTGTATACTGGAATTTCCATGCTTTCAAATGTAATATTAGGACGTGTTACATCAATAACTTGTTTTGTTAATTCCGTAGTAGGTGTGCTTACACCAAATCCTTCGAGTGTTACACGAAAGCGATATTGAAGTTTCGGCATCAACAAACCTTGTGCTGATGCACTATCATTGGTTGCCAATGGAACTGTAATTTTACTTAACGATGAGATTGCCATTTAATTATTTCTCCTATGCACAAGTATTTATCATATTGGGGTTGAGTTTACCCAACCCCAATATTATAATATTAAAGACCTGCGATTTCCCCTGTATTCTTCAAGCGTAGTGGAATATAAATAAATTCAATTGCCTTAACTGGTTCAATTGCGATATCTACGTATAGCTCATTTCTATCTATTCTTGAAGGTGTGTTGTTTGTTTCGTCGCATACAACCAAGTAGTCATAAATTGCTCTTAGACCAATTAATTCTACCATTAAACTTTCAACCTGTTGTTTGATTTCGTCACGAGTGATTTTATCATTTGGTTCAAAGATATAAGGTTTTGCAAGTTGCTTTAGCTGACTACGCAAGTAAATTACAAGACGTGCTACGTTAACTCTATCAAGAGCACTTGCATTTCTTGCACGAGTCTTTTGTCCAAATACAACAAGTCCTGCGCCGCTTAGGAAAGTAATAGGATTTACATTGTTTTGGTACAACGTATCTCTTTGACCTTCATTGAGTGCAACACTTACAAATTCGCCTTCAGAATCGATATAACCGCTTGCTGTAGCATTTGTTACGCCACCGCGTCTTGTGCCTGCTGGTGCAAACCACGGATACGCAACTTGGTCGTTTAGTGCAACTGTACGTAGCACCATGTGCGATGCTGGAACAACAATATTATTTCCGGCATTATCGCTAGTGAATCCGCTTGGGTAGTAAATGCCAAGATATTCATCTCTGCTTACAAGTCCTAAATCGTTGTCTTCTACTGCTAGATTAACGTTAGTTGCCCAATCGCTGATTGCAGTAGTATTTGGTCTGAGGCGCATCGGCGAGTCGCCAACTACAAATGCTGTTAACCCTCTGTCGTTGTTTAGGGTAACCATTTCGCCAATTAGTTCAGGATAACCTGGGCAAGCTATTAAGTTAAACAAACGTGTTTCGTCGTCACGGATATCATCATTGCTGTTGACCATTGATTGTAATGATTGTACAACAACTTTACGCTGGGCTATTCTGCCAAAAGAGCCAGAACCGTCTGCATTATTTGCACTTTCAGTTACCCAACGATTAGAATAATATCCTGCCATTGATTCGTCACCAAATCGGCTATTTTCTGCATTAACATCAATCCAGTTACGTTCGAAACGTTTAACATTAAATCCGCTGCGACGTGTGTTGAACAATACCATGCCTTTTGGATACAATGCTGGATCCGGCGCATCTGGATCTAGATAATTACTTTCTAGTAAGTCAGCAATGTCGCCTGCTTCGTTGCTGTTTGCGCCAGCTGTGTTGTAACGTGCATCTGCAAATAGTACACCATTTTCAGTAGTTTGATCAGTTTTGTCTAACAGTACAAACTTTGAAGTTAAACCGTTATATCGATAAATCGTTGGATAGTTGTCGATGTCCGCAGTACTGATCCAAAGATCGCCGTCTACTAATGCATCATTAGTCGAATTAGCAGTTGGCTCACTTGCTGCTACAATTGGACCTGCTGGATCAGTAAGAGGAAATGCTGTTGCATCTTTATATCCTACCCATGTATTACCGTTGTGATACATAATATCTGCTTCGTCTACTACACTACTATACCAAAGTGTGCCTTGTCCTGGAGTAGTTGTAGGCTCATTTTCGCTTGCAGTGTATGAAAGCACTTTCCAAAGTGTTGCAACATACTGATTTGCATCACCTGACGGTGCAGCATAAAAATTAGTTGTACTAGTCGGATCTGTTGAATCGTATACTGTAAATAAGTTATCCAATATCAAATCAGCATTATCGTTGAATATAATTTCGCCACCAGTTGCATGTGAAATAACAACACGATTTTGACCGTCAACGCTTGCCGAAACATTAGTAAATCCAGAAGCATTAATTGCGTTTGCAAATACTTCCGAATCTGCTGCTGAACCTGCTGCTGTAAAAGATATTGTGTTAGATACTAATGCAGTTTGACCCGATATTGATTCTTCAACAATGTACGAATATGTACCTGCAGGGAAAGTACTTGCAATAACTTTTGTACTAGTAATAGTAGCTGGACCATTTGCATTTTTACGGAATATTTTAAATGTTGCCAACGGATTTGTATCTTCGGCTACGTTTGACTTTACATATAATGTACCAGCAGAGATATTACTGCCGCCTGTTGCGCTATCTAACGCAAATATAGCTGCATGACCCGATCCATAAATTGGTGCGTTTACAGTAGTCCATGCTGCTGTTGTTGCGTTATAAACTTTAACTGATAAATTAGCACCTAAGTTTGGAGTGGTTGTTTTAACCCAAATACTACCAGTCGGGCGTGAATTTGTATCAGTTGTTTTATAAGCAGGTACATTAGTATGTGTGCTGATTTGCACTTTTGGAGCGTAATAATCGCCCTGTATAATTCCAGCCGCAGCAAATAGAGTATCATCGCCGTATAATTCTACAATATCGCCGCTTGCACCGTTGTAGAAGATAGCCAATCTACTGTTAACAATCTGAGCTGTAATACCTGCAGAAACAAGTCCTACATTTGCATTAATGTCTGCTGCTAAACTTGCAAGTGTAATATCCGATGTAGTAACTTCATACTGTGTACCTGAGCTGTCTGTTGTTAAGCTAAACACAATTGAAGAACCGCTTGAAATTGCGCCGGTACCTGTGCCGGTTACAACTGCATGACTTGCCTTCCAGTTTGCACTGCCCACTTCTACCCAGTTACCTTTGGTAGCACTGTGATCAACACCGTACCCACTTGACTTATACCATAAACGATTTGTATTTGTTACTGCAACAATAGCATAGTCTCCCAAGGAGCCCACACTTCCTTTTGGAGTATAATCTTCTCCGGCAAAGTTAACTACTTTAGTAGTGTCAGTGATTACAGTAGCAACTTTATTCGTAAAACTTTGCCCTGTTGTAGTAGTTGCCGCAGCAGCATTCCATTCAAAAATGCCATAAAGAGAATCATTGGTATCAAACCAATATGCACCATCAGTAGGTGAACCAGCAGTTGGGGTTGCACTTGCGGTTATTGCGGCTAAATCAACATCTGCACGTACTACGTATGCTCTATTTGCTACGCCCAGAAAACTGTATGCTGCTTGTAAACCATATTCGTTTTGCTCGCCGCCGTGTATTGGGTTGTTGTTTGCATCTGTGTAAAACACAGGATCTCCAAACGTTTCTGCAAGTTCGCGCTGTGAACTAACTAAGTACACTTTGCCGGCGTTTGCTGCTAGAGTACCGGTTGCAATTCCAGTTCCGCCCGGATTTGTTTTATTTTCTTTTGTTGCTACAAATATAATCGGGGTTGTACCTGGTTCAGCTGGAGTGTAAAAACTCTCATCAATTACTGAAACTTGTACACCTGGTGATACTAATGCCATGTTATTTTTCTCCTTGTGGATAAGTTGTTGCTCATAGTATTTAGCTCAACCTAAGAGAAAAAGGGGGTTTTAAGGGGTTAACTGTGTATATAATTCAATAATTCTGAAGTATTGAATTCTAGATCAGCTAATGTGCCGTTGTTGTCAATGGTAAAATCTGCCATCCACTGTTCAAGACTCATACTGCTAGGATCTTCTGTTGGTAAATGATCTGTTCTATCTACCCAAATTGCGTAATCAAAAACGCCTGTGTTCTTCATAGCAAAGAATTCACGTTTGTTACGCAATCCACAGTAGATGTCGTGTGCTTTGAAAATCTCTCTGCCCAGGCGACTCGGGTCTGGAACATTGTAGGTGCAGATAGCATCGTACCATTCTGCTCTATGATTATGACGGTCGTCATAGCATGATTCTTCGTCAGCGTATCCGTACTGATCCTTTAATTGATCGTATATAAAAAGTGTTGAACAAAACTTGCTGCTTGATTCAAAACTATAATTGTATTTGTCTCTGAGCATTTCACCTACTGTGTCTTTACCGTGTCTACCGTGGCCTATTATCAATAACTTTTTCTTCATCATTACCTCTTTTTACTATTATACAATAAAAAGTAATTGATGTCAACTGTTATCCTATTAAGAATCCGTAACCATTTCCACCAGCTACTGCCATCGAAACTTCGACTTCGAGTTTTTCCATCTCCTGTTGAGCTTCTGCTTTTAGACTAGATCCATTTAGAGTTGTGCCGCCTTGCGGGCCTGCAATAGTAGCAAACTTTTCTCTTGCTTCGCCTAGCATATATTTGCAGGCAGCAAGAGTATAATCTTTAATCCACTGCTTGGCTTGATAGTCAGATAACAATTGTGAATCAGGACGATAATTATAACAGAACAACAGTACTTCTTCGGCACCTCTTGGTCTTTGCAATATAGTTAATCGTTTAGTAGTGCTATTCCATGTAAACTCAATAAAGCTACCAAACATACGTCCTACTAATTCTTGTTGGCCGGCAAACAATTCATAAGTTGCCAGGCCACCCATGCCGCTACCGGCTAACAAATAGGTATTAGTGTATGCAAGGTTAAAAGGTTCGTACAATGTTCCGCCATCGCCTCCGCCACTTCTACTTCCTACACTGCGTCTAAAAATTTGACGGACTTCGGTTATTTCTGCTGGCATTATATAATCGTTTTGATCTTTTACCAAAGGAAGAGTAACATAACTTTCCTCAACACTATGATCACTGCGCATACGGTAACGGGTTAATGCTTTGGTTAATGCAGTTTCGTAATGTATCGGATCTAATTCAACATCTACCATACCGCCGCCAAGGAATGCGTGAACATAATTAAATACTTCTTGTTTTTTTGTTACTAATTCGTTATCGGCCATAATTGTTCTCCAAATGTATTTATGCTAAATATTAGTATGCCAAGACTTAGTTTATATAGACCAAATAAAACAGCCGATTACGAATTTATAGACAAAGTCGTCTACGAACAATTTAGTGTTGGTGGAACTGATGTGTTTATTCACAAATATTTAGGACCAAAAAATCCTAGCAGCGAAGATGCAACAGCTGATCAACCTCAATATGATGTTGTTAAAGAAACAAATATACAAGACATGTTGTTCCTAGAAAACAGAGATAGAAAATATGATCAAGACATTTACACCATTAGAGGCGTATATAATGTTAGTGATAACGATTTTAACCTAAGCCAATTTGGTTTATTTTTAAGTAACGACACGTTGTTTATGACAATACACATTAATTCAAGTGTAAAGACACTGGGTAGAAAAATTATAAGTGGTGATGTTATCGAATTACCCCATCTGATTGACGAATATGCATTGAATGATTATAATGTTGCATTGAAAAGATTTTATGTTGTTGAAGACGTTACAAGAGCAGCAGAAGGGTTTAGTCAAACTTGGTTTCCGCATCTGTATAGAATCAAGTTAAAACAGATCATCGACAGCCAAGAATACAAAGACATACTTGACTTGCCTGCCGGTGACGATGCCGGCAGTACACTTAGAGATTTATTAAGCACATACGAAAAAGACATGCAAATTAATAATGCAGTTATTGCCCAAGCAGAGGCAGATGCAGGAAAAAGCGGATACAATATCAATCATTTGTACACATTGCAAGTAGATGAAAACGGAAATCCAGAATTAATAACCACAGATTTGTCAACAATTGATGCAAGTTCAGGAATATTAGCAGACAGGATTACCAAATCGCCTGAACGTGCAGGATACGATGGATATCTATTAGGAGACGGATTGCCTCCAAACGGAGAAGCATTTGGCAGTGGCATATCATTTCCAATGGACAACACAGAAGGCGATTATTACCTAAGAACTGATTTTATGCCAAATAGACTTTTTAGATTTAGCGGAACAAGATGGATCAAAGTGGAAGATAATGTAAGACAAACATTGAGTAATACCGACACAAGAGCTACTCAAAAAGGCACGTTTATCAACAATGCTACTGTTAATACTATCGGCGGAGATCAAGTTGAAGAAAGACAAAGCTTGTCGAAAGCACTTAGACCAAAGGCAGATAATTAATGGCTCAGCATTTTTATGACGGTCAGATAAGACGTTACATCACACAAATTGTTAGATTAATGAGTAATTTTAGTTACAAAGACGGCGACGGTAATTTGCGTCAAGTACCTGTTAGCTACGGTGACCTAACCCGTCAGGTTGCAAGTATTATGCGCGACAACAGTGAAAACAAATTGCCCAGTGCTCCACGGATGGCAGTATATGTTACTGGTTTGGAAATGGACAGAACTCGTACTGGCGATAGTAGTTATGTCAACAAAGTACACCTAAGGGAACGTGCGTTCGATGTTGATGGTCAGGAATATTTAAATGAACAGGGCAAAAATTATACTGTTGAACGCCTGATGCCAACTCCTTACACACTAACAGTGAATGTCGACATTTGGAGCAGCAATACAGATCAAAAACTGCAAATATTAGAACAAATTTTAATGCTGTTTAATCCAAGCCTAGAAATACAAACCACAGATAACTATATTGATTGGACAAGTTTAACCACAGTAAACTTAGAAAGAACTGAATTCAGTAATCGCAGTATTCCAGTGGGTGTTGAGACCGAGATCGATATTGCCACACTGGCATTTAGTACTCCAATTTATATTAGTCCTCCTGCAAAGGTAAAAAGATTAGGAGTTATCACTAGTATTATTACAAATATTTTTAACGAAGAAAAGGGCACCATTGATTTAGGATTATCAAGACCAACAATCAACGAATACGATAGTAATCCTCCGCCTGTTGAAAAAACAACCACAATCGACGGCGGAATAACATCAAGCGGATTGGTTGTTGATACTGGAATAATATCATCTAAAACTCAAATCGATGCAATAAATTCGTCTAGAGTTACGTTAATCAAAACTTTTAAAAATTATGGTGTGTATATAGAAGGCAATACAGCTAAAATAGTTTATCAAAACACAATAGGTCAAGTATCTTGGAGAGCTTTGCTGGAAGCATATCCTGGAACATACAAGGCTGACATAAGTCAAATACGCTTACGCCAAGCTGATAGTACAAATTATACAATCGGCACTATTTCGTTAAATCTAATAAACGAAACGCAATTATCTATTAACTGGGATACAGATACATTACCTTCTAGTGATATCTTAGAAGGACCAGCAAGAAATCCAAACAGTTGGAGTACGTTAGATTTTATTATAGATCCATCTCGATGGAACCCAGAAGAATACAAAGTATCTGGGTTAAGATTATTAATCTTAACCGATGTCGGAGACGAAATAAACACAGATGGTCCGGACGCATGGAAATCATTACTTGGCCAAGATTTTGTGGCTGACGCAAACGATATCATCGAATGGGACGGCTCTAAGTGGAATATAATATTTGATGCTAGTGCTACTTCCGATATTGTATATATCAGTAATTTAAATACTGGTGTGCAGTATAAGTGGACTGGAGAAATGTGGATCAAAGCATACGAAGGCGAATACTCAGAAGGTACATGGATGATCTATTTAGACGCATAATTACTTGTATGAAGAAAATAGTTTGTAGCGGTGCTCTGTTTTATACCTTAGATACCAATAGACTTTTGTTGTTACACAGAACACAAAGTAAACAAAACAATGTATGGGGTCTAGTTGGTGGTACCAACGAGGATCTGGAAACTCCTTGGGAAGGACTCAAAAGAGAAATACAAGAAGAAATTGGAAGCTTACCCGAGATTAAAAAAACTATTCCGTTAGAAACATTTGTAAGCAACGACGATCACTTTAATTTTCATACATATTTGTGTGTAGTTGAAAAAGAATTTATTCCAGTATTAAATGATGAACACGATGGATATGCATGGGTAGAATTTGGTAATTGGCCAAAACCTCTACACCAAGGATTAAAAAATACGCTAACTAGTAAAATTAACAAGGAAAAATTAAAAACCGTTTTTAAAATGGTTAAACTTTACAAATAATATGTGCTTCTAATGATACGTTAATTCTTTCAAACATATCAGCTGTATTGAATGTCGTTAGAGAAAAAACTTTGAATTTAGATGGAAATAATATGTTTTGCACATCTTTGTATTTCGTTGATGGTATTCATTTTTAAATCCTTTCAAATGTGTCCTTATGTGACATCATGTTGCCTGTCGTGTGGGTTACTTGCCCAAAGCCTCTACATAGCGCCCTACGGCCAATTCACGCACATTTATCAGTATCATCTATAGTCTCTTGTTCATCTCTGCATTTGGTTTCTATTATAAAAGGTGACTTCACCCATTCTTTCTGAAAAAAGAATGTATGTTGATCTGTATTTACGTCTATCTCACTTAGTAATATTACTTCCATGTTGAGCTACCTTTTAGTTATGAGTAAATTAAAAGCCTGTATGTTTTTTTCTAACAAAATCTAGATCGTACAATGAGTAACTAATATCAACTTTTTCACTTTCAAAAGGTGTTGCGTTCGGTTGTACATTTCTCCAACCAATACCCCATTTTCTTGTCAAATAATCAATGTTCATTAGGTTAGATTTATTAAGAATATCTTTCAGATTTGGGTCTGATTTTTCAGTTTGTCTTCCATGCTCGTAATAATCTTTTGCTTCACCAGTACCATGTAAATAAGTATGTTTTAAGCCGACTATAGACTTTATGCCTTTGTTCTTCATTCTCATTATGTAGTCGGCATCTTCGCAATAAGCAGGATAAGTATTCTCATCAAAAAGCCCAAGTTGTTTTACTGTACTTTCATGTATAGCAAATAAATCCCAAGCCCCGATACCAAAGTCTCCTGAATTGGGGTGAACAGTACCTACAACATCGCTGCTTAACATTATACCATGCATTTCTTTCAATAACCCAGAATTAAATGCCACATCATCATTTGCTATAATCCAATATGGCGAGTTCATATAGCATTTTATGATAAGATTCCAAGCGCCTCCACATCCGATGTTTGAAGGCATATGTACAACTTTTATATTATCAATATAACGATGCTTCATCTTAACAATCATATTTAGTTCTTCATCTAATAGACCCCTACCATTGTTGTTGATTATCACAAAGTCTTTCACAGGATAATCAACGCTCAATAACAATCTATTGACCCAATAACTACTATTTACAACCGCTGTACCAATAACAGGTATTTTATCCACTATATATCCCAAACATATATTTTTCAGCTTTTTTTGTGTCATCACCTTTTACTGTAAGTTTTTTGATTATGTCGGCATCTACAAGATCTGGATGTACAAACCAATCTTCATATGGCCTAAAATCATCCGGTGATATATTAGATGCTACTAACACATATCCGTAAGACTTCAAAAATGCTCTTGCTTTTTCTCTTACGTTAGTATGTGGTTGTGCATAATGGTCATGTTCGAATGTTATAACTGAAAATTTATAAGTATCAAACGGCATGGAATAAAGAACTTTTAGAGATATATCTGCTGGATCTACATCAATTTGTAGATAATCTATATTAGAAGGTAAATTCATTCCAGCAAAATATCTATCGTAATTTATCGTAGTTGCATCTTTCAATACGGCAGTGTGCTTTCGCTCGCGGTTATGTTGCGCAATGAAATTTTCATCTATATCTAACGAAAGCCCACTCCATCCAAATTCTTTTTCCAACAGATATGTATTGTTACCATATGAAGGATGTCCTGCCCCGATTTCAACATATGACCCGTTTCTTTTGCCATTAGTTGCTGTCAAGACAAACATATCTTGGTATGCCTCTGAGTAGTTTCTTTTTACGTTGTCTACACCTTCAAACCCAATGGAAAGCTTTGGTAACTTAGAAGGTTCATAGTTGATAAGTGACTTTGTATTAAAAGCACCCATATTGATAAGATTATTTCTTACCGAAGTTTTATATTCTTCTGGCATATCATAGTTCATATGGAGATCAAGGAATATGGTTTTTGTTTCCTCATTGAGACCGTTCCACCAACCCATAATTCCTTTTTGAAATAGTAGTTCGTACTTGCCACGGTAATTTACCAAATTTCTAAGATTATCCCCATCAAATTCGCAAACTGTAATAGCAATAGAACATAATGTGTATGAATCAAGGTATCTTCCTTGATTGCCTTTGTTGTGTTCTTGCATTTTACTCAAAAGAAAGTAGGCTTCTGGTCTTTTTGGTAAAATTGATATTGCTTGCTGTAACATCCCTTTTACTGTAAATCTACGAGTTCCTTGCATCTCAAAGCAATTTGCGCCATGTAACAGACATTCATATCTTAACAATAAGTTATCTGTTCTTTCCGCTGTCCTGATGTAATACGATACCGCAGAAGCAGTTTGCCCAATATTATGATAATACCTTGCAAGTGCAAAATTTGTTTCGGGATCATTTGGCGAACACACAAATTGATTGAGTAAAGTATCTATCATAGTATAATTATTCCTATAGGCTATTTGAAGATTTATCTGCGAAATGCACAATTTATGTTAATAAAATTGTGCAAGTCTTTTAATGTAGTTTGTAAAATATATGCTGCATTGTCTTGGAAACCAAATGTAATCAAAATTTCATCTTTTTCATTAAAACACATACCCACTGCAAATTCAACATGACCATTCATCATCGAAAAATCATTTGTGTATTTTACAATATTCCAATCTTTATCCCATATTACAAAACGATGTCTGTACACTGCATCTTTTCTGCCATGTTCGCTTTTAAAAAGATCAACTTCGTGTATCAATGCAATTCTGTGACCATCATCACCAAATGGAATTACTTGTGTCCCACCTCTAAAATCATTAGGCGCATTTACAGCATTGCTAATATGTATGGTTCTAGAATTTCCATTGATTGGGTCAACTTTAACTAATTCAGTTGGGTTGGACCATTTTACATATGTATAATCCATGTCAGTAACAGGCATCCAATTTTTTTCACAATATGAATTTTGATCTTTAGGCGGCGCAATTCTAACTCTTGATACTTCCGTAACTTTACTACCTGAGTAATTCAATTCAGACATTTCCATTCTGCCTTGACCATTTGTAGTAGTGTCACGCCGTACACCAGTAGCATACATTTTTTCATCCCAAACTACTAACCGAACATCTTCAAGCCCAACAAAATCCCACATTGGTTTGTATGTATCAAATTTAGTGGTGTCTATTTCGTTAAAAGATGTGATGTCAAGTGATTCGTCCATTTCACAGAAAAAGTTTCTTGTTCTTAGATGTTTGTCGTTTTCTGGATGAAGATATGTAAGTGGACCCCACTGATGTTGTAATAACTTTTTTTCGGAGTGATAAAAAGTGTAATTTACATGTCTGATGTTCACTAATAATTTACCATTTGGTAGCTTATATATTGTAGGATTCATCAATCCTGTTCCACTGGTGTGTTCATATGGAATGACAAGCGGTTTAATTTTGCCGCCAATACCAATGACATATTTAGCAAAAGATTGATCGTTTCCGAATACATATTGGTTTTCAATATCTGCGTGGCCTTTTTTCAATTCTTTCATGTTCATCCTATAATTACTTATTTGGTTTCCAAAATTCCATTCCGGTGTATTTATCCCATATTTCTGGAGGCAACACTGATCTTCTAGGAGTGTATTCTACTTTTGGTTTCGTTGTGTGAAGGTTAGGAAACCCTAATTTCACATCATACTCATTAAATGAATTTCCTACGTTAGAAAAGTCATGTTCATAATGTCTGATATTAGTAAAACTGTAAATTTGCTGCATTATCTTTTGCGGATCCTTTGCCAATTCATCATAATCTACTAATAATATATCTGAAGATAGGGCAGAATAACATAATGTTTTTGTAGCAAAGTAAGCATGTTTTAGGGTGGTCACGACGAAATTGCCCGATTGTGTAGGGAAATTCTACGGGCTGGTCGTTTGTGATCTTAACGTGCATTTGGAGATCCTATTTAGCTGAAGTTGTCGCCTATCAAGCGTCCGTAGTAAGTTGTGCCACCATCTTGCGTGAGGAATGTCAGTATGTCCGTCTCACCGTCAGCAGGGGCGGTAGGTGGTGTACCTGCTGGCCACTCGACAGAGGCAGGGTATGTGAAGGTCGCATCTCCGGCAAAGCCTGTGGAGTATTGCCATACTGCATCTCCACTACCCCCAAGAACATACATCTTTAGGCCATCAGGTTTGAAGAAGATACCAGTTGGAAATGTTTCTTGAGCAGCAACACTGAAGTTCTGAAGGTAAGATGCAGAAGAAACATCCCAAGCTGTGCTTAAATCATACTCATTGACATCATCCCCACTAGTCCCAATAACGTACATCTTTAGGCCGTCAGGTTTGAAGAAGATGCCTTGTGGACTTGTTTCTTGAGCGGAAACACTGAAGTTCTGAAGGTAACTAGCCGTAGTGATATCCCAAGCTGTGCTTAGGTCATACTCATTTACATCATCTCCAGTAGACCCAGTAACGTACATCTTAGTGCCATCGGGTTTGAAGAACAGGTCCATAGGGAATACTTCTTGAGCAGCAACACTGAAGTTCTGAAGGTAACTAGCTGAAGAGACATCCCAAGCTGTGCTTAGGTCATATTCGTTTACATCATCTCCACTGAACCCAATAACGTACATCTTAGTGCCATCGGGCTTGAAGAAGATGCCTTGTGGATTTGTTTCTTGAGCGGCAACACTAAAGTTCTGAAGGTAACTAGCCGTAGTGATATCCCAAGCTGTGCTTAGGTCATACTCATTTACGTCGTCTCCACTAGTCCCAGTAACATACATCTTAGTGCCATCGGGTTTGAAGAAGACGCCGGTTGGAATTGTTTCTTGAGTAGCAACACTGAAGTACCCTTCAGTAGGAACGTCAAAGCTGGCAGCGCTTACGTCCCAAGCTGTGCTTAGGGTGTAGGAATAGACTGCATCTCCAGTAGACCCAAGAACATACATCTTTAGGCCATCGGGTTTGAAGAAGATACCTTGTGGACTTGCGTCTTCAGCAACAACGCTGAATTTCTGTAAGTAACTGGCCGACGTTACATCCCAAGCTGTGCTCAGATCATACTCGTTTACATCATCTCCATTAGACCCAATAACGTACATTTTTAGGCCATCGGGTTTGAAAAAGATACCTTGTGGACTTATTTCTTGAGCAACAATACTGAAGTTCTGCAAGTAAGATGCTGAAGTGATATCCCAAGCTGTGCTTAGGTCATACTCATTGACATCATCTCCAGTGTACCCAATAACGTACATCTTAGTGCCATCAGGTTTGAAGAATACGCCGGATGGAGATGTTTCTTGAGCAGCAACGCTGAAGTTCTGTAAGTAAGATGCGGTAGAAACATCCCAAGCTGTGCTTAGGTCATACTCATTGACATCATCTCCAGTGTACCCAATAACATACATCTTAGTCCCATCCGGCTTGAAGAAGACGCCGGTTGGATTTGTTTCTTGAGCGGAAACACTGAAGTTCTGCAAGTAAGATGCTGAAGTTACATCCCAAGCGGTGCTTAAATCATACTCATTTACATCATCTCCACTGAACCCAATAACATACATCTTTGTCCCATCGGGTTTGAAGA